GAGATAACGAATACCAACTCTGTGTACTGCTTCTTCGTTACATAAGATAATACATCTAGCACCCTGTCGGGCAAAGCCATTCTCACCTGCAATCATAGATGCATGGAAAGATGTCTTACCTGTGTTGGGTCTAGCTCCAACCTCAATCAGATGTCCTTCGTTGACACCCTCTATCTTGCGAGTCAGGCTAGGTATGTTGAAAGTCCAACGTGCTTCCAAGTCATTCTTGGCAAGCAGATTGTCAATAGATATATCTGCCCACTCTACATTGAGTGCAGGTATGAAGTCATCGTTGTATCTCTCCAACAGATTACGTAAGGGTTCAAGGCTAGTCTGTGAACCATTCACATAGTCAAAGCCAAGGTTAGCTATCTCTTCGCCAATCACCTGTTGGAATAGCTTGGACAAGACCTCTTGTGCCACGTCCTTGCCAAGTGGGGACTCTTTCTTCACACGTAAGAACAAGTCACTGAACGCTTGCTTCTGTGCTGTAGTCATGGTTGGATTACCTGACATAAACAGTGCTTCTACCTCATCGGGTGTGACAGTCCTGTTGTATCTCTGCATGGCATAGTCCACAGATGTTTTAATCTTACGCAGATCTTTACCAAATAACTTATCGGGACACTTGATACCTCTATGGTCATCATAGAAGTCCTTGTCCATCAAACTACGAATTAATGCTGTTTCCATTTATTTGTTCTCCTATTGCTGTTAGTTTTTCAATGTCGTTAGGATGTTTATACTTCAGATCGTCAGTCAATCGTAATACTCGTACATCTTTTACAATACTCTTCAAATCTTTAAAGAAGTCCATAGCTTTGGGTAGTGCGTCAGGGTCTAGAGCTATGATAGCTGAAGAGAACTGTGACAGATACCTCTTGTGTATGTCTGACAGTGACGTGCCTAACACAGCAACCCCAACATACACGTCACTGCCTACAATAACGGCACTGACACAATCCTCAACAACTACAGCGACTTTACCACAACCAGATGTAAATGGCAAGCCACTATTCCCATATTTTTTCCATTTAGGCAAACTATTTCTAAGACTTCGCCCAACTGCGTCCACAACTACACCGTCCTGCATGATCGGGAACACAGCACGATTATCCTTTACGTCATGGTACAGTCCACCCATCAAGTCAAACCTTTCCATGAACCTAGTTATGTCAGGCTGCCCCCTGTAAGGGACAACATACTCAGGCATAACGAATCCTTCTTGTGCTTTCTCCTTTCGTTCAATAGCCTGACGTATATCGTTTACTGACATATGCACAGGCTTCGATCCTGATATGCTACACGATGCTTTATAACAGTTCCACAATAGTCTACCCATGTTATTTGTAGCAGTAAACGTCTTATAACCACCACACTCAGGACAGTCTATCCTTTTAGTCTCACCATTACCTAACTCTATACCTTCTAGTATACTATATAAGTTATACATTATACTTACTCCTTGTCATGAGAGCATTCTTTGCACTCTCAAATGTGTGTTTCATGTAAGGCTTGACCGACTGTACGTTGGTATGACCTGTGACTGACATAAGCTGACCCATTGGGACTCCACTGTCAATCATTTCTGTCACTCCTGTGCGTCTTAGATCCATCAAGCGTAGCTCGTCAGGCAGTCCAGATTGCTTCATGACACGTCTTCCTATCTTCGATACACCTTCCAAGCTGTAAGGGTTGTACTTGCCTTGTACAGGCTTTATATTTGGTGCTACGTACTGTTGAAAGCCAAAGTCAGCCTTCTGTTGTAGCAACATCTCATATAGCTCATCTCCTATGGGCAGGAACACCTTAGATCTACGCTTGGATTGCTCCAAGTTTAGCTGTCCTTTGTCCATGTCAAGAGTATCCCATGTCAATAATCTCATGTCACCTATTCTCTGACACCATTCGTATGCCATATGCACTATCAGACCTATACTTCGATACTCATACTTGCCATATGCAAAGTCAAGAAATTGACGCACCTGCTCCTTTGCCCAGACCACACGTCTAGGCTGTGTAGACTTGCGTCTAATGGCAGAAAAAGGATTATGATTGCCATATTCCATCTCCGTTGCATAGTTGTAGATCCTAGATGCTACACTACACACATGGTTGGCAAAAGATACACCTCTTTTCACCCAAAGCTCATAAGTTCGCTTGGCTAACCTACTAGATATAGTGTGCCACTTCTTTTCACCAAGACTATCACATAATACTCGTATAAAGTATATGTAATCAGCCTTGGTAGACTCTCGTAAAGCATTGAAATCATTAGATAAAAGATAGATGTCACAAAGTTCTGACAACTTAGTAGATCTGGTAACTGATAAATCCATCAGTTTACTTTGTCGATACTCATCAACGATCTTGTTCAGATAATCTGCGATCTTCTTTGCTTCGTTAAAATTATTGCCTAGCTCTCTACGAGATACAATACCAGTGTCAGTAAGTTGACGAGGGGGATTGAACCTGAATGTTCGCACCCCCTTCGGTGTGTACCTCTGTTGTACGTAACGAGGTAACTTCATTAGGCAGCAACCAGTTCTTTGAACTGCTTAGAAGATACCCACTTGGTAACTTCCTGCTCCCGACCCCACATACTTATTGAGTTAGTGTCGTTGCCTGTGTTACGTAGTTTGAAGCCATTACGTTCATCTGCATATGATGCATAGTTAGTGAACGCAGAGTATAGTGCAAAGGCATTGTGTCCTCTTGTCTGTATCTCTTGTGCATATAAGCCAAGCATCTTGTCACCTTTCTTCTCAGATCCCATGAGAGAGTGAAGCATATCTCTCACTGAGTTATACTCAAGAGGTGTCCTTGCCCACTCCTGTAGCTGTTCAGCCTGTGAGTAGAAGTCACTGTTAGCATTCTCTAGCTCCTTGATAAAGGTAGCCATGTTGAAGTTGGTGGTGTTCTTTCTTCGCACCTTGTCATGCTCACCTCTGATCATTCCGTTTGTGCAGAAGAAGTCTATCGCACCAAAGAATACTTGATTAGAACACAGACCATCTACACCATGCAGAGCTATCACTCGCTGTGATATTTCTGTTTGTTGCTTGTCGGTTGTGATTAATGCTTTAGTACTAGGCATAGTAGCATCAAGCATAGCGAATGCATTGTTACGTGCAGTATTCCATTTAACCTGCACACCTTGCATTGCTTCTTCACCAAGCTGTTCAGACATGGTGTCCCACACTCTGTCGTAGAACTCTGTGTGTGTAACAGAGTTGAACTTGCTACCAACAATACCAATCACCTCGTCAGTGTCGTTGTTGATGACGTACTTCTTACCTGCCATACGTGTAGGCTCAGTACGTGTAGTAAAATCTAGGTACTCAGGTATTTCTAATCCGTTTGTTATATAATCTAAAGCCATGTTAGTTCTCCTTATGTTGTTTATGTGTTAAAGATATACTATATAAATAATTAATCAAGCACTATTTTTCCCAACGATAAAAAATATGTCGGTCAATTCTGGTTGTGCGTGTCTTAGTCTTCGCCCATGCAGGACGCACATAGGTTGCATGGTAGTGTGTAGCTCCTTCGGTCACGTCAAGAGCTATTGTACCTGACAGCACAATGGATGCGTACTCTTGTGCATTCCACCACTCTTGGCTGTCATACTTAGGCTCGTCACTCTCGCCATTACAGTACCAACTGAACTGGCACTTGTGGAGTACAGGTTTGTCTGTGCCTTTGTATGTGACTGCTTGTGTTACTACATCACATACGTTGTCAGGAAACCTGCTGTCTTTTACTCTGTTCATGACTACTTGACCCACTGCTATCTGTCCAAGCATAGATTGAAACTTTGCTTCGTGATATATGTTAAGTGCCATGCACATGAATGCCGTTTCTAAGATAGCCATTACGCAGCCATCCACTCAGGCATGGATCTGCCCTTGCTGTATCGTGCAAACTTGAGCTTGTCTGCCTTGTAGAACTCACGATATGCTTTGATAGGAAACTGCTCGTCAGTCTTGAGATGATCAAGCCCACTAAAACACTGTGGATGTGGTGTCTGCCATCCCTCTGGGACATAGGTGCTACCAAAGAACAAAGCATTCTTGTGTTTACTTGCACCATGTATCTTACCATATCTATGTGTATATTCTACGAGCATAGCTGAGTAGAGATCATAGGCATACCTATAGTTAGCCCTAGTCTGCATAGCCCACAATGTGCAGGGGTGCTTCTGATGAACAGGTTTGTACAGGTCATGCTTTTCTGCATACTCTGGTGCATGATGCCATAGCGTAGTGCATAGCATCTGTGCTTCTTCTAGTGGCATCTTTACAATGTGCTGATCACACAGTGATTTCGCAATGTCTTCTACATTAAATTCAATAATAAATCTATTCATACTGTACCTCCTATAAGTAAGTGTGTGCATCCATTAAACACAAGCGTAATGCTTATGAGAATGGCTATGATTAATAATAAAGTTTTTCCTTCAGTCATGGCAAAAGTTCCTCATAAATTTGCAGTTGTTGAATCGTTTGCAAACACGTTCA